AAATAACAATTATTAACAATTAAATTAAATTAAATTATGGCAAAAGCTAAAAAGATTACAAAGGAAGAATTAACTGAAATTAATGAACAACAAAACTCAATGAGCCAATTACTTATTGCGATTGGCGCTTTAGAGGCACAAAAAAGTTCGGCTATATTACAGTTAAGACAATTAGAACAGGCCTTAGAGGCTAGTAAACTTAAAATTGAAGAGACTTATGGTCCGGTCAATATAGATCTCAAAACAGGTGAATATACTGTTATTGAGAAAAAGCCCGAACTGGAGACTGTGTAATAATGAATATTATAAGGAAAATAAGTATCGGGGCTGACTATAAGAACGAAGCAATGCATTACTCTGTAAATCAGAAAGTTTACGGCGGCCACGAAATTTCTCATATAATCTTTGAAGAAACCGATAAGTCTTATAATATATTCATAACAAAAAACAACGAAAGCATGCCATGGAAGAAGTTTAATTCTAACATGGCTATCTCCGTTGAGTATGACTTAGAGTACTAATGAGAAGCATATACGATTTTATCGTGGAGCCTCTCGGCGAAAGATATGATAACACAGTAAAGGTTGGCGAAGTGGACCTTATAACAAACACTTCTATAGAGAGTTGGAAACACGTAAACAAGTATGCAAGAGTCTTAGAGACTCCAGTTGGCATTCACACACCTATAAAGAAAGGTGATACTATAGTCGTGCATCAGAACGTGTTTCGCACTTTTTATGATATGAAGGGAAAAAAGAAGAACTCACGTTCATTCTTAGAAGATAATAAGTTTTTATGTGCGGTAGATCAAATATATTTATACAAAACGCACGGACCTTGGAAGGCATTAGGCGATAGATGTTTTGTAGCTCCAATTGTCAATACAGACGATTTTAGCTTAGATAAAACAGAAGCCCTTGTTGGAATACTCAAAATAGATAATAGCTCCTTAAACGAGCTTAAAATGAGTACAGGTGATACAGTAGGATTTACACCAAACAGCGAATGGGAATTTGTTGTTGATAATCAGCTAATGTATTGTATGAGGACAAAAGATATTGTAATTAAATATGAGCACAAACAAAACCAAAAAGAGTATAATAGAGGCTGGGCGAGCGGCTGTTGAAGAACTAATTAAGGTAGCAAAAGAAAAGATCGTAGACTCTGGAGAAGATATTACTGCAGACAGACTTAAGAATGCTGCCGCTACAAAAAAGCTAGCAATCTTTGACGCGTTTGAAATTCTATCAAGAATTGACGAAGAGGAAAACTTGTTAGAACTAGAAGCTAAAGGGCCAGATAAAAATCAATTTAAAGGTTTTGCAGAGGGGAGATCTAAGTAATGGCATACGAACAAACATTATATAGAGTAGTCAAAGACTACATTAAACCCGCAACTATAAAGAAAAAAAATCGCTATTCTAAATGGGATTACGGTTATAACGAGGATCACGATGTTGTTGTAATAAGTAAGACCGGTAAGATAGGCGAAATATACGAAATTGGTAATGTAATGATTGCACTACCCAAAGCAGATAATACTGTGGATTTAGGTGACAATAAGTGGCAAGCTATTGAATATCCTAAAGAATTAAAAAAAATTAAGAGTGTACAGGAATGGAACTCTTACCCGAATACTTTTAAAGAACAATGGCATCCATATATAGATGAAGAGTTTAACAGGCGCGAAGAAGGTTTTTGGTTTATTAATAAGGATAAGCCTACTTACATTACTGGCACTCATTATATGTACCTGCAGTGGAGTAAAATCGATGTTGGTCTTCCCGACTTTAGGGAATCAAACCGATTATTCTATATATTTTGGGAAGCTTGCAAAGCAGATAAAAGATCGTACGGTATATGTTACCTTAAAAATAGACGTTCTGGATTTTCATTCATGTCGTCGGGAGAAACAGTTAATTCAGCTACGATATCTTCAGACTCTAGATTCGGTATATTATCTAAATCAGGGGCTGATGCCAAAAAAATGTTTACAGATAAAGTTGTTCCCATATCGGTAAATTACCCGTTTTTCTTTAAACCAATACAAGACGGTATGGATCGTCCAAAAACGGAACTAGCATATCGAGTGCCTGCTTCTAAATTCACTAGAAGAAAATTAGAAGATAACCAGATGGCTCAAGAGCTAGATGGATTAGACACAACTATTGACTGGAAAAACACAGGTGATAACAGTTATGATGGCGAAAAATTAAAACTATTGGTTCATGATGAATCAGGTAAATGGGAGAAGCCTTCTAATATACTCAATAACTGGAGGGTTACAAAAACCTGTCTACGATTAGGTAGTAGAATTGTAGGCAAGTGTATGATGGGTTCAACATCAAATGCTTTAGACAAAGGAGGAGCAAACTTTAAAAAAATATACGAGGGATCAGATGCGTCGTCAAGAAATAAGAATGGTCAAACTAAAACAGGTTTATACAAATTGTTTATTCCTATGGAATGGAATTATGAGGGTTTTATTGATCAGCACGGCTATCCTGTGTTTGATACTCCAAAAAAAGAAACGTTAGACCCCCAAGGTAATTTAATTACAGAAGGTGTAATACAACACTGGGAGAATGAGGTTGAAGGATTAAAAGATGATGCCGACGCCTTAAACGAATATTACAGGCAATTTCCTCGTACGGAACAACACGCTTTTAGGGACGAAGCTAAACAATCTATATTTAACCTAACAAAAATATATCAGCAAATTGATTTTAACGAAGAGTTAAACAATAAGCAAATGGTGACTACTGGAAGTTTTCAATGGGAAGGCGGGATTAAAGACACAAGAGTTATATTCTATCCAAATAAAAACGGTAGATTTAAAATATCGTGGATACCAGAACAATCACTTCAAAACAATATAATATTAAAACGCGGCAATAAATATCCTGGCAATGAACATATAGGCGCTTTTGGCTGTGATAGTTATGACATTAGCGGTACTGTAGGGGGAGGAGGAAGTAACGGAGCATTATCTGGATTGACTAAGTTTTCAATGAGTGACGCACCACCTAACTATTTCTTTCTTGAATATATTGCAAGACCTTCAACTGCAGAAATGTTTTTTGAAGATGTGTTAATGGCTATTGTATTTTATGGTATGCCAATATTATGTGAAAATAACAAACCTAGATTGCTTTATTATTTAAAGCGTCGCGGTTATAGAGGCTATTCTATGAATAGACCTGACAAAAATATAAATAAGTTATCTGTATCTGAAAAAGAAGTTGGTGGTATACCGAATTCAAGTGAAGATATAAAGCAAGCACACGCTGCTGCAATTGAAACTTATATAGAAGATTTTGTGGGGGAGAAAGAAAGTGGATATGGAGATATGTATTTCCAGCGTACACTAGAAGATTGGGCAAAGTTTGATATAACTAACAGAACAAAGCACGATGCCAGCATATCCTCGGGACTAGCACTTATGGCTTGTAATAAACATAGGTATAGACCCACCGGCGAAACTAAAAAGAAGTCATACGACTTAGGATTTAAGAAATACAATAACAAAGGGAATTTTTCCAAAATAATTAAGTAGATGAAAATAAGCACAAGCTATAATAGTTCGTTTCCGGATCAGGTGGTACCAGATGAAGTAAAAGCGACTGTTGAATATGGTTTAAAAGTTTCTAGAGCTATCGAGCAAGAATGGTTTTCATTCGGAGGCAGTACCTCAAATAGATTTAATTTAAACTACAAAACCTTTAACATGTTAAGGCTATATGCCAGAGGTGAGCAACCCATGGATAAGTATAAGAATGAACTAGCTGTTAACGGTGATTTGTCTTATATGAATATAGACTGGACTCCAGTTCCAGTACTAACTAAATTCTCTAATATTGTTTGCAATGGTATATCACAAAAAGAATTTGACCTTAACGCTTATGCACAGGATCCCGAATCTATAGCTAAAAGAACAAGACAACAGGAAGCTATATTATACGATATGACAATGCAACAAGACATTGCTGTAGCAGCTCAAGTGTTTGGTAAAGATATATCTAAGTCAGGTATGGACGATCAGCAATTGCCTGATACCCCTGAAGAGCTAGAATTATTCATGCAGTTAAAACCTAAAATGGCTATTGAAATAGCTGAAGAGGAGGCTATAAATACTGTTTTGGATCAAAACAAATTTGACAACATAAAAGAAAGAGTTGATCAAGATTTAGTGAATATAGGTATAGGTATAACTAAAACATCATTTAATAAGTCAGAAGGTTTAGTAGTTGACTATGTAGATCCCGCGAAATGCGTTTGGTCTTACACAGAAGATCCTTACTTTAACGACTTATATTATTTTGGCGAAGTAAAACAAATAACACTATCAGAACTTAAAAAAGAGTTTCCTAATATAAGTGATAGCGATTTAGAAAAAATACAATCGAGCCCAATTAACGGATCTAACGTTACAGGGTTTATGAATAATGATAGAGATACGGTTCAGGTATTATATTTTGAATATAAAACTTATATGAACCAAGTATTTAAAATTAAAAGAACAGATACAGGTTTAGAAAAAGCTATTGAAAAAACGGATGAATTTAATCCTCCAGCTAATGATAACTTTGAACGAGTGTCAAGAACTATAGAAGTATTATACCAGGGCGCTAAGGTGATGAACACTGATATAATGCTTAGATGGGAATTAGCTGAAAATATGACTCGCCCCATGGCGGATACAACTAAAGTTGTAATGAGATATGCAGCAGCAGCGCCTAGAATGTACAAAGGTAAAATACAATCACTTATAAGTAAGTGCGTAGGTTTTGCTGATATTATTAACTTAACAAACTTAAAGCTACAGCAGGTATTATCTAAGATGGTTCCAGATGGGGTATATTTAGACGTTGATGGTTTGGCAGAAGTTGATTTAGGTAACGGCACAACATACAATCCAGCAGAAGCACTTAATATGTACTTTCAAACAGGTTCCGTCGTAGGTAGATCGCTTACGCAGGAAGGCGATATGAATAGAGGTAAAATACCTATTCAGGAATTACAGACAGGCAGTGGATCGAGTAAAATACAATCTTTAATTGCGGCATACAATTATAATTTGCAAATGATTAGAGATGTAACCGGGTTGAATGAAGCACGTGATGGTAGTCAACCAGATGCTAATGCTTTAGTGGGATTACAAAAAATAGCGGCCAACGCCTCTAATACTGCTACAAACCATATATTAAAAGCATCTTTATTTTTAACGTTAAGAACCGCAGAAATAATATCTTTAAAGTTAACAGATGTAATAGCTAATCCATTAACTGAAAATTCCCTTAAGAATTCGATATCAGCATTAAACGTTAATACGTTGAGGGAGTTAGCAAATTCAAATTTATATGATTTTGGTATAATGTTAGAATTAGAACCTGACGATGAAGAAAAGGCCGAGCTAACAAATAATATTAACACATCGCTGCAACAAGGCGGTATAGATATTGAAGACGCTATTGATATTAGAAATATCAAGAATATACAGTTAGCTAATCAAATGCTAAAATTAAAGCGTCAGAAAAAACAACAAGCTGCACAACAGGCTCAAGCACAACAAGCTCAAGCTCAAGCGCAAGCAAATGCTCAAGCACAGGAACAGATTGCAATGCAAGAAGTTCAAAAGCAACAAGCGTTAACAGCTGAAAAAATAGCAATAGAAAAAGCTAAAGCTGATTTTGAAATACAAAGAATGCAAATGGAAGCTCAGATGAAAGAAATGCTTATGGCAAAAGAGTTTGAGTATAACATGCAATTATCGCAAGGTAAAGTAGCTGCTGAGCAAGGCAAATTAGTTGAAGCTGAAAATCGTAAAGATCAGCGAACAAAAATGCAAGCCACGCAACAAAGCGAGATGATACAACAAAGACAAACAGACGGGATGCCTAAAAACTTTGAGTCACAAGGTAACGATGTTTTGGGTAGCTTTGATTTAAGTTCATTTGAACCTAGCTAGAATTATTTAAACAATTATATATTATTTTATGGAAAAAACAGAAGGAACTTTTAAGATCCAAAGTAAAAAAAAGCCAGAGGTTATACAGACAGACGACCAAAAGCGAGCGGCTATTAAAGAGCCGTTGATTGACACTAGTACAGATATACCTAAGGTTACGTTAAAGAAAAACCACACAGAACCAGATATAGCTAAAGTAGTTGTAGAATCAAAACCTGAAGTAGTAGCGGAAGTTGTTGAAGAAACACCTACGTTAACAGAAGTTGTAAAGGAAGAGGTTGTCGTAGAACAACCGGCAGCTGAGTCTACGCCCGTACAACCAAACCTACCTGAAAACATTGAGAAGTTAGTTGACTTCATGAAAGATACAGGGGGTGATATACAGGACTATGTAAGATTAAATACTAATTACGATGAAGTTGATAAAAACGTACTCGTAAAAGAATATTATAAAAACACTAAGCCACATCTTAGCAACGAAGAGATTGACTTTGTTATCGATGATAACTTTGCATTCGACGAAGACATAGATGAGGATAACGACATACGCAAGAAAAAGATTGCGTATAAAGAAGAAGTTGCAAAAGCTAAACAGTTTTTGGAAGAGACTAAGAGCAAATACTATGCTGACATCAAGTTGAAGTCTAACGGTAGTTCTAATCAAACCGAAGCAGAAAGTTTTTTCAATAGATTCAAGGAGAATGAGGCGCAAGCCACCAAAAACCAAGAAATATTTAGAGCAAACACTAGCAAATTATTTTCACGGGAATTCGAAGGTTTCGATTTTAATGTAGGGGATAAGACGTTTAGAATGAGCGTTCCAAATGTGGAGAAGGTGTCCGAAAGACAGCAGGATATAAGCAATTTCATCAATAAGTTTACTGGTGATAGCGGAGTTCTGGAAGATACAGCAGGTTATCACAAAGCTTTATATGCGGCAAGCAACCCTGACAAAATGGCAAACCATTTTTATGAACAGGGGAAGGCTGATGCAATTAGAGAGATAACTAATAAGTCAAATAACGTATCAACTGAAGCCCGCCAGGCTGCTCCGAAGGGAGATGTCAAGCTGGGTAAATGGACAATAAAAGGTGTAAGCGATGGAAATTCTTCAAAATTAAAAATTAAGAAATTTTAAAATAATTAAAAAATGGCAATAACACCAGAATTTGGGAGTTTAATCCCAACACAAACTACGCAAGCACTTGCGACAAACTATTTACAATGGAACGATAACGGCGGAGTCGCTGGAATTCCTGACAATTTCGCTGACTTTGCTCAGCAGTACTTACCAGAAGTATACGAAGCTGAAGTAGAGCGTTATGGAAACAGAACGTTAAACGGATTCTTACGTATGGTAGGAGCAGAAATGCCAATGTCTTCTGATCAAGTTATTTGGTCTGAACAAAACAGATTGCATATTTCTTATGACGGTGTAGAACAATCATCTACTGGTACTACTTCAGTTATTGAGGTTAACCCAGCAGCTACTGCAGGAGTACAAAATGTAATCTCTGTAAACGATACAGTAGTAGTTTTAGATCCGGCAGGATTAGAAGCTAAAGGTATCGTAACTGCATCTACACTTGGAGCTGCAGGTACAATTACTGTTCAGCCTTTTGCTGGTACTTCTTTGACAACTCAAGGATTTGCTGCTACTGGATTGAAAGTATTTGTTTACGGATCTGATTACTCTAAAGGAACTAGCTTAGAAGCTGGAGGACCTGGTAACTCAGCTGCACGTAATTCTATTAACCCAGTAATGACTCAGTTCGTTAACTCACCAATCATTATTAGAGATCAGTTCGTTGTATCTGGTTCTGATACTGCACAAATCGGATGGGTAAACGTTGCGACTGAAGATGGAACTGACGGATACTTATGGTATTTGAAAGCTGCATCGGAAACTAAATTACGTTTCGACGATTATTTAGAAATGGCAATGGTAGAAGGAGAGCTTAATCAAGTAGCCGCTACACAATTAACTCAGCCAGGAACTCAAGGTTTATTTGCAGCTATTGCTGACAGAGGAAACATTGAAACTGGATTTACCGCAGCGAATGGTTTAGCCGAATTTGATAACATTCTTAAGAACCTTGATAGCCAGGGAGCAATTGAAGAAAACATGTTATTCAATAACAGACAAACTTCTCTTGATTTTGACGATATGCTAGCAGGCTTATCCGCTGGAGCAAACGGAGGTGTTGCTTATGGTTTATTTGAAAACTCTTCAGATATGGCATTAAACTTAGGATTCACTGGTTTCCGTAGAGGTTCTTACGATTTCTACAAGACTGATTGGAAATACTTAAATGACGCATCCACTCGTGGAGCTATCGACGGAGTATCTTCTATTGAAGGTGTTATGGTACCTGCTGGAACTTCAACTGTTTACGATCAAATTTTAGGAACTAACATTCGTCGTCCATTCTTGCACGTACGATACAGAGCTTCTCAAACTGATGACAGAAGAATGAAGCAATGGGTAACTGGATCAGTAGGTGGAGCACAGTCTTCAACTCTTGATGCAATGGAAATTAACTTCTTATCAGAAAGATGTTTAATTACTCAAGGAGCTAATAACTTCGTATTATTCAAAGGAATCTAAGGATTTCAATAATAAAGGCGAGGGTCTTCGGATCCTCCCTTTTATTTTAACTATTTAATTATATTATATTATGGCAAATAAAAAACCAGCTGCTAAAAATAAAGCGGCTAAAGCGGAACCTATTGTAGAAATAGCTTCAACACAAGTAGAGACAGTAGAAACAGTTAAGCCTGTGCCTGCTGAACCAGTGGAACCTGCAAAACCAGAATGGGAAATTAAAGATAGGGTATATTTTTTAAAAAATGATGCCGAACCATTGACCCATACAATTCCAGGTAAACACACACCAAAGCATTCTTTATTGTATTTTGATGAAGAAACAGGTGTACAAAAAGAAATTAGATATGCAACCAATCACTCATCTCCTTTCAAACAAGATCAAAAAGGTGAAGCAACAATGGGGCATATTGTATTTAGAGAAGGTGTGCTAACAGTACCTAAAGAAAAACAAAACTTACAAAAGTTATTATCTTTGTATCA